TACATCGCGAGACAGCACTTTCGACATCGAACAGCCTCCGTTAACGAGCTCTCCGCCCGCTACTCCGTCGTACCGAAACAGTACTACAACCCCGGGGTTTTACGAGGTCAGTCTGCGATAAATAACCAGGGCTCGGAGGGTGTCGTGGAGGTCGATGAAGAGCGAACCCACCGGGTTAACCAACACTTAGAACATTCTTTTGAGGTCTATGAGGATCTCTTGGAGCAAGGTGTCTGTCGGGAACAGGCGCGAGGTAACCTCCCACAGTGTACGTATACCGAATTCTATTGGAAGATCAATCTTCATAACTTGATGCACTATCTCCACCTTCGTATGGATGACCACGCACAGAAGGAGATTCGAGACTATGCGAACGCCATCTATGACCTGGTTGAACCCCTCGTCCCAATCACGATGGAGGCATTCAAGGACTTCCGTGTGAATGCTATGCATCTCACAGGGCCAGAGATTGAGGCTCTTGCCACAGGAAAACAGATAGAGTCGCCAGGGGAGAGGCGCGAGTTTGAGGAAAAGTTGGTACGATTGAACTTAAAAAATAAATGTCCTTAGAATATAAATGTTTTCACTTACAACCTCTATGACTTTTGCGGCAAAGACCAACCGTTTCAAGAAGTTTGGCAAGAAGATGAAGAAGAACAGTGACATGGACGTGGCTAAGATCCGTGAAAAGTTATCGGATATTAGCCGCGATGAACAACGACGCACCAAGGACATCTTCCGTGAACACCAAGAGTTCTTCAAGGGATCCTCCAAGAAGGAAGACGTCGCTATCGATTTTTACGAGAACTGAAGGCAAACCATAGTGTACACAAAACAAACCCCATCGCCAAAGGTGTGTCATCAAACTGGTGTGCCATGAGAGCACTCACAATACTATACTGCACCATACGGATCTCTTGTCTCGTTTTAGACATTGATCGCTTCATGGATGCTTTGGATTTCTCCAAACCCAAAACAGCCGTACTTATATTTCGTATTTTCGCCGGCATTTCGGCCGTCTTCATGAGAGCATCTTGAATGTCGAGAGATTCCACAAACTGTTGTTTGATCATGGGTTCCAGATAGGTAAAGTAGTTGAAGTCTGGATCCAATGTGAGACATATTCCTTCTATGAGAGAGAAGGATTTCGCCAAGTATATAAAACTTGATGGCACAACAAAAGGTTTTTCGGCTGCCAATTGTAACGCTACATCGTCATTTATAAAATTTGACCCATCGAGGGTCTCCAGGTAACTCAAAACTGTTTCAAAAAAGAGTGCTATATCTGAAAGGTCCGACGTTGTGGGTACGATAACTTTGAGATCCACGAGAACTTCAACAATACCCTTTGTATCTTTATCAATGATACACCGAAATATTTCCTTGAACCCATTTCGGAGTTCTTCAGAGAGATTTATGATGAGACCAAAGTCGTAAAAGACCAATTTTCCTTTAGGTGAAAATCCCAAATTACCTGGGTGTGGATCTCCATGAAAGAAGCCCTTGTCCATCGTTTGAATCACATAGGAATTGATGAGCGCCTCGCATATCTTCTTTTTGTTGACATTTAGATCTGTCAACGCTGTAAGCTTTTCGGACTCTACATATTCCATAACAATTGTGTCATCCGTAGAAAATTCGGTATATACTTTTGGAACCTTGACCCATTTGATATCTTTCATATTCTTTCTGAATCGTACGGCATTCTCAATCTCCTGTGCATAGTCTGCTTCACCCAAAAGATACTCTATAGATTCATTAAGTACATACTCGGAGCTATTCCCCGTATCAACACCAAATTTTTCTAATATGCGTACAATTTCCCTTACATTGTCTGTGTCGTTCTTCATGATGTTATATATATCGGGGCGTTTGACTTTGACGATGACATCTTTTCCATTCTTTAGGGTTGCCTTGTGTACTTGTCCAATACTCGCAGACTTGAAAGGTTCTTTGTCAAAGTATTCAAACATATCTATATTTACAATGTCTTGTACAATGTCGTAGTCCACGGGAGGAACGTTATCTTGCAAAGATTCCAGTTGTTTTGTAAATTCGGGTGGATAGAGATCCGCTCTCGTTGAAACGATTTGTCCTAATTTTACAAAAGTGGGCCCGAGGTCAAGAAGTTGACCCCGTGTCCATTCACCAAGTTCAGATTTGTTTTGTACAAATGTATTCTTCCATAGAAATTTGGCGGCAAACGTCCAGGTCTTCGCCTTTTGGTTTGGTATCACCCGATTGGGTTTATGACTCGCGACGCATAGCATCCTACTATACAAAAATCTTTTTATTTCCTTGTGTCTCATACTTGGTTTTAGATCCAGGGTGACGTTCGATATTTATATCATACTGGGCATCACGTGTGATATTTTATATCTACCATAATATCAGAATGAAGATTCACATTGTTGGTGCAGGACCCACGGGTATGTCAATCGCATGGGAAATTAAAAAATTCACAGACCACGATGTCATCATCTACGATAAAAAGTTATCCGCCGGTGGATCTTGGTGGGAACCATCTCTTACACAACGCGACATGCATGCACATCGCATCGTATTCGATAAAGCCTTTATTAACACCAAAAGTTTATTCAAAGAAATGGGTATTGACTGGAATGTCATTTTTGAGAAAGTTGATACCGACATCTTTCAACTTGTTCGGGAAAATCTTTCATCCAAAGATTACTTGACACTCGGATCTTTAGCCGCTCGTGTACTTTTGATGCCATGGAAGTTCAAAAAGATATCTTTAAAAGACGCCATTGGAGAACTTTCTGAAGATGGAGAAAAGTTAATCAAGGCTTTGACACTCGTGATGGACGGGGTGACATGGGATGTTATGTCCGCATATGAGTTTGTAAAGAGTTTTGACCACGTAGGTATGTCGAAACAATATACACAAAAAGTTTCGGGTAAAGTCATGTGCGATGCCATGCAACACGCCTTGATTGACGCGGGTGTCCATTTTGAATTTGGTTCGGAACTTCAAGATGTGATGTATCTCGACAACGGGTTCGCCGCGCAATTTAAAAGTGGTATGGTTATCAAAGATGGACTATTGATTCTTTGTGTAGACAATAGTCCAGCCATTCAATTGATTAAAGATAATTGGGGTGAAGACGCCAAAGATAAATTGGAACCGAGTACATACGGAGCCATCAATGTAATTTTAGAATACGATGAAGACATGGATATACCAAGTGATCTCCAATATACCATGGATACCGAACTTAATCTTCAACCCGTACTTCTCCCGGATAAGAGAACTATATCATGTGTGATTTGTAATTTAACCGAGGAAGTCTTGAAGATGGATCAAGAAAAGTTGATTGAAAAAGTTATCGATCAATTGGGACTGGTACAACCAAAACATATTCGTCTCGGTTGGGGAGCGTCGTGGAATGGAACACAATGGGTATTCGACCAATCATCGGGTGTACTTAGTTTATATGACCAACTTCCATTTTTTGGAAAGTCCAAAAAGGTTGCGATGTGTGGTATGATGTCACCAAGAAAAACACCATACTCCAGTATTGAGGCAGCTATCGAAGTTGGTCGTTCATTTTGTAATAAACAATTTGCAACACGACGTCCATACGAACCATTTATGATTACACACGTCATCATGCTACTTATAGTTTTGCTTATCATCTTTGTATATAGAAGAAGATCATGAAGTTTGTAGCTGAAATATACGAACCCATGTATGATCATAATGACAAAAAATACATACGAGTTACATTACCTGAACGTGTATCTCAAAATATATCACACATACAGAAAGAATCTGTGAGTGACAACCCACTATGTGGTCGCGTTCTTACTATAAAAGTTCCATTCCGATATAGGAGAGTGATGGCTAAAAATATGGGCACACGCCCCCTTCAGTCTCTTATACGGGGTGATACATTTGAACTCGATATAGAATTTATGGGTATGTGGTCCGCGGGTGAACACACGGGATATTCTTGGAAACTTACTTCGTTTCGATAATTTCTTCATCTTCGGCTTCCGGTATTTCAACTTCCGTCAAACCATTCTCCTTGAACCCCAAAAAAACACGAAGGGATCCTTCAAGGCGAAGAATTTCGCGAGTCATTTCGTCAATCGTTTGTCTAATCTTAGTAATGTTATCGTTGACGTTAAGAGTCGGCATTATACTGAATTAAAGTTTATAATCTTTAAATCAATATGATTACTAGATCTGGATATATCATATCCGATCCAACACCGGAGATCAGAAAAGAATTGACTGTGAGGCCGGTCATCAACACAGAATTTGGTTATCCACCCCCACCATTCAAAGTGTATAAACCCACAAAAAATGGTATATGTGTGCCCCGATTCTTTGCCGAAGAAAAGTTTGGTAAAGCAAAGGAAGATCGTCGCCCCAAACCATGTCGAGCCAAACTTAAATTCCATGGAACACTTCGTGATGAAACGCATCAAAATGATGCTCTCGCTAAAGCCATTGAGGTTGGTCACGGTGTTTTATCTTTGCCATGTGGGTTCGGTAAAACAACCGTATCACTGGCCATTGCGTGTAAACTTGGCTATCGAACCATGATCATCGTACATAAGGAATTTTTAGCTAATCAATGGCGAGAACGAATTAAACAATTTTGTCCGGGCGCCACGATTGGTCTCGTTCAACAAGATAAAAAAGAAGTGGAGTGTGATTTTGTCATAGCCATGCTTCAGTCTCTATCTCTTAAGGAATATTCATTTGGTGATTTTGATAGTATAGGAACTGTGATTGTCGACGAAGCACATCATATATGTGCTAAAGTATTCAGTCAATCTTTATTTAAGATGTGCCCTAAACACATCTTTGGTCTCTCGGCGACACCAGTTCGTAAGGACGGTTTATCAAAGGTTCTTCATTGGTTTATGGGTCCTACATTCTTTGCTGTTGAAAGAGAAAATCAAGAACAAGTTGATGTGTTTCCGGTCGTGTTCGAGTGTCCCATGTTTAGAAATCCACCACCGTGTACGAGAACAGGTACTATATCATTGGTCAATATGATCACAGAACTTGTGGAGCATCGCGGTAGGAACAAAATGCTTGTTGCATTAGTTAAAAAAGCTTCTGCAGGATCAAGACAGTTACTTGTGCTCAGTGATCGTAGACAACATTGTGAATTTTTACACCAATGTTTTCCTAAAAGCTCTGGTCTGTATATGGGTGGTATGAAAGAAGCGGATCTTGAAGCGTCATCTAAAAAGAAGATCATCTTCGCGACTTTTAGCCAAGCTCATGAAGGTTTAGATATACCGACACTTGATACCGTTATTTTGGCTACACCAAAATCTGATATCCAACAATCTATTGGTCGGGTCATGCGAGAAACGCCAGGTAAACAGAACAACCCACATATTTATGATATAGTGGATCAATGGTGTATATTACACGCCATGTACAAAAAACGTCTCAGAGTCTACAAACAGGGTGGTTTTAATATTACTCTGAATCTAGATAAGGATGAAGAAAGCCCTTTCCAGGGAAAGTGTTTAGTTTTATAATCTGCGACACTACTAGATATGTCTGGTGCATTAATACAACTCGTCGCCAAAGGTGCCCAAGATGTATTTTTTACGAGCAGTGAAGGAACATCATTGTTCTCGTCTAAATATTCTAGACACACAAACTTCGCCCAAGCTCCCCGATTCATTAAAGAATTCACACTCGCAGACGATTCTTATGTCATACCAGCCTATGGTGATCTTCTTACGGGGCTTTGGTTCGAAGGTAACGAACTCGTCGACGCATTCCAAGGGGCAACAATAGATCTCTATATAGGTGGTCAAAAAATAGACTCACAACCATTTGATTTTATGAGTGACGTGTATCAAAATTACCTCGCAGACACATACACAAAGTCTCAGGAAATAAACAATAAATGCTCAGTCACGAATACAAACTTTCTACCACTACCATTCTTTTTTAATAACAAGAACTCGTACATTCCTATGGTAGCCCTTCAATATCATCAGGTTGAAGTCAGAGTCAACTTTGTCGAGACAGCTACACCCGTGAGCGCTAAATTATATGGG